TAAAAGCATCTTTACTTCCAGAAGGAAGATCATCGAGGAGGAGACAAGTAAGAAAAGATCCTCTAGCACAATCCTTCTTTGTCGAAGATGAAACTGGTATATTTTTAACCGGAGTTGATATTTTCTTTGAAACCAAAGATGATGATATTCCAGTTACTTTGCAATTAAGAACTATGATTGCAGGGGTTCCCAGTAACGTTATAATTCCATTTTCAGAAGTTACATTAGAACCAGAAAATGTAAATGTTTCATCCGATGGAAGTGTTGCGACGAGATTTGTGTTCCCATCTCCAGTATACTTATCACCAGCACAAGAGCAATCAGTTAGAGTAAATGAGGTTCCAAACTCAGAATATTCAATTGTTCTTCTTTCCGATAGTCCCAACTACAGGGTCTTTATTTCTAGATTAGGAGAAACCGATATTCTTACAGGAACTAGAATATCAACTCAACCAACTTTAGGAAGTCTCTTCAAATCCCAAAATGGAACTACGTGGACTCCTTCGCAATTTGAAGATCTAAAGTATGTAATTTATAGAGCTTCATTTGTTAATGAAGGAATTGTTAGATTCTTCAATCCCAAACTTTCTGTTGGAAATAACAAGTTGACAGTAACATCAACAAATAGTTTTACTCCTTTATCTAAAAAAATTATTGTTGGTTTGGGTTCCACTGGATTTGATGTAGAAAATGTAGTTCCAGGAGTTACTCTGTCACAAAATTCAGCGACAGGAACTTTAATCGGTATTGGGGGAAGTATATCTACATCTCAATCCGGCGTAATAATATCAAATGTTGGAATTGGTTATAGTGTGGGAACTTTTACAAATATATCACTCCAAACAGAAACTGGTAATGGAACAGGCGCAGTGGCAACAATTGGAGTTACCACGGCAGGAATTTCTACAGTTACTATAACATCTGGTGGATTCGGATATTTAATAGGAGATTCGCTGAGAATTCCAAGATTAGAAAATCTTGGATATGGAGGAAAAGTTACTGTTGTATCAATTGGATCAACAAATACATTTATTATAGATGAAGTTCAAGGAACATTTTCTTCCGGAATTACAACAATTAATTATATCAATTCTTCAGGCATAACAACACAAATCGGAGCTGGAGTGACTATATCTACAATTATAGAAGATCAATATTATGATGGGCTTCACATGAAAGTTTTCCATCAAAATCATGGAATGCATTCTCCAGAAAATTATGTTAAAATTGAAGAATTTAGACCAACTTCAGATACATTTAATACAATATTATCTGAAGAATTAGGTGACTCCGATACTTCAATATCTGTTCAATCTGGCGCAGGTTTCACGCAATTTGAGGGGAAACCGGTTAGTGCATCAAATGTTGGATATGTAATCATTGGCAATGAAATTATTGGATATACTGGAGTTTCTGGAAATGTTTTGACTTCTATTACAAGGGGTGTAGATGGATCTCAGGCTCAATCTTATGACATTAATTCACCAGTATTTAAATATGAATATAATGGAATTTCTATAAGAAGAATTAATAAAGTTCACAATTTTTCTGAAGTAGATACAAACACTCACCCAATTGATCTTAATAGTTACTATATCAAAATTGACACTGGTTCCACTGATTTTGATGGTGTTGGTATTGGATCGGATAGATCCAATGACTTATACTTCAGCAAAACAATTCAATCAGGAAGAGCTGGAACAATTCTTTCAAATAACATCCAATATGAAGTTCTTGGTTTAAAAATTAACAGTGTTGTTTTATCCGAAACTGATATGACATCTAGACTAAGAACCTTTACTGGCACGAGTGTTAGTGGAAATGAAAAATCTTTTGTTGATGCAGGATATCAAGATTTTCCATTAAACGGAAGACTTTATTTCCAATCACCAAGAATCATTTGCTCAGACATTAATGAGCAAAAATTCATCACAGAATCTCCACAAAGAAAATCTTTCAGTTTAGACATTTTAATGAGCACAAATGATGAAAGAGTTTCTCCTGTCATTGATATTAACCCACCACCTTCACTATTATTAACCTCGAATTTAATTAACAATCCAGTAGGATTAGATGAAGTTTCTAGTTATGCAGACAGTTTGGAAGTTAGGGGAGTTGATAATGATCCACACGCAGCTGTATACGTCACTGAACCAATTTATTTGACCATTCCAGCTAATTCAATTAATGTTATTCTTTCCGCAAACAAAAATGAAACTAATGATATAAGAGTTCTTTATCAAATTTTTAGACCAGACCAACCTATTGATCAAGATTCTTTTGAATTATTCCCAGGATATTCTAACTATAAACTGGATGGAATTGGTAGGAGTATAATTGATACCTCATTAAGTGATGGATCTTCTGACATCTTTGTTAAAGAATCAAACGATGGGGAATTTAAGGAATACACTTATACCGTTGATAATTTACCACCATTTACTGCATTTGCTATTAAGATTGTAATGGCAGGAACAAATCAAGCGTCTCCTCCATTATTGTCTCAACTTAGAGCGATTGCAACCAGATTACCCGAAGTAGATTAATTAAACTATGGAACACATAAAGGTAAAAGATAAAAACTATTTGATGAGAAATATTGAAAGTAATGCTATTATTAATAATGACCTAAATGGTTATATTGAATATGAAAATAATTATAAAAGACTTTATAATCAAAATAAAAGGATAGATCAGGTGGAAAAAAACGTCAATCAAATTAAAAATGATTTGGATGAAATTAAAATTTTACTGAGGAATTTGGCAAATGGATCATAAAGATATCTCTATAGAAAATATGAGTAAATTATTTGAATATGAAAAAATATCTAGAGATATAGATAGTATAGATGATATTGAAACTTTGAAAAGTTTAGCAAAATCTTATATCAAATTATATTTTAAACAACAAGAAGTAGTAGCGAGTTTTAAATTCTAATGGCACAACCATCCACTAGGCAAGAACTTATTGATTATTGCAAAAGAAAATTGGGATATCCAGTTTTAGAAATTAATGTCGCAGACGAACAGATTGAAGATCTAGTGGATGATGCTATACAGTTCTTTCAAGAAAGACATTTTGATGGAGTTTATCCAACATTTTATAAGTATCAAGTAACACAAGAAGATATTGATAGAGGAAGAGCTGGATTTGGATCCAAAGCTACAAGTTCAGTTGGTATAGCAAGCACATCAGCTGTAGCAAACATAGTAGGAACTGCGACAACATTTACTTTTTATGAAAATAGTAACTATTTACAAGTTCCACCAAACATAATAGGAATTAATAAAATATTCATGTTTGATGGAGCAAATACAATCACTCACAATATGTTTAGTGTTAAGTATCAGTTATTTTTAAATGATGTTTATTATTGGGGAACAACTGAACTTTTGAGTTACGCTATGGTTAAAACATATCTTGAAGATTTGGATTTCTTATTAAATACCCAAAAGCAGATAAGATTTAATAAAAGACAAGATAGACTGTATCTTGATATAGACTGGGGATCGGTAACGGAGGGGCAAATTTTTATTATAGATTGTTATTCAACTCTTGATCCAAATGATTACTCAAAAGTTTGGAATGACTCTTTTCTAAAACCATATTTAACTTCTTTAATTAAAAAGCAATGGGGGCAAAATATGATGAAATTTACTGGAGTCAAACTTCCAGGGGGTGTTGAGTTGAATGGAAGACAAATGTATGATGATGCCCAAAGGGAGATTGACATGTTAATGGAAAGAATGTCAAATACTTACGAACTTCCACCTTACGATATGATCGGATAAACTCATGCTCAATCCATTTTTTCTTCAAGGATCTCAATCAGAACAAAGCCTTATTCAAGATTTAATCAATGAGCAATTGAGGATGTATGGAGTTGAAGTTTATTATCTTCCAAGACAATTTGTTACAGAAAAAACAGTATTAAGAGAAGTTATTGAGTCAGAATTCAATAATGCATATCCAATTGAAGCTTATTTGGAAAGTTATGAGGGGTATGGTGATAATCCAACTATTTTATCGAAATTTGGCATTCAAGCCTTAAATGAAGTTACTCTCACAATTTCAAGAGAGAGATATAACAATTATATCTCACCGCTTATAAAAAGTCAACCAAATATAAAAGTATCATCTCGACCAAAAGAGGGAGATTTAATTTATTTTCCTCTCGGAAAAAGATTATTTGAAATTAAGTATGTTGAGCATGAAAAACCATTTTATCAACTTCAGGGATTATATACTTATGTTTTAAAATGTGAACTCTTTAGGTATGAAGATGAAATTGTTAATACTTCTATTGATGAAATTGATGAATTGCTTGTACCAAAAAATATCGGTAATATTGTCAATTTCACTATGGTTGGAACTGCAGTAACAGCTTTTGCAACTGCAGCAATCGTAAATGGTGGAGTTCGATATATTACAGTTACCAACCGTGGAGGTGGATATACAAGCACACCTACTGTTGGAATTTCTTCTGCTCCATCTGGAGGTAAAACTGCTATAGCAATTGCTCAGATGATTGGTGGCATTGTGGTTTGTAATGACAATATTTTTCCCAATGCAAAATCGGTTCAAAGCGTTCAAATAGTAAATTCTGGATACGGATATACAGTTGCACCGGCAGTTAGATTTATTGGTGGAGGGGGGAATGGAGCTACTGGAATTTCCTCTATTGGAGATGGTATTGTTGGAGTAATTACAGTAACAGATGGTGGTTCTGGATATGTTACTCCCCCGACAATTACATTTACGGGAATCTCATCAGTTTCTGCTGCTGCAACTGCTATTGTTTCTGCTGCCGGTTCTATTACAGCGATTTATATTACAAATTCTGGATTAGGATATACGGTTCCACCATCAATTTCTATCGAAAGTCCTCCAATTGTTTCTATAGGAGATTTTGTATTTAATGAGGTGGTGACAGGTTCTCAAAGTGGATCTACTGCTATAGTTAAAAATTGGAATTCAACAACGAATATACTTCAACTTTCAAATGTAGATGGCGACTTCATAAGAGGAGAAACACTTGTAGGATCTGAATCAAGTGCTTCTAGATCCATATTCTCTTTTGATGAATTTTCTGCAGTTGATGATGGATATGCCAATAACAAATCAATTGAAGAAGAATCTGATTCTATTATTGACTTCAGTGAAGTTAATCCTTTCGGAATGCCTTAAGTTACCTAAATATTAGTTATATCATAAGTTAATCAAATGTTTGAATATTTTTATCACGAAATACTAAGAAGAACTGTAATTTCTTTTGGTTCTTTATTCAATAATATAAGTATTAGACACAAAAATAATTCTGATGATGTAGTCAGTATTATTAAAGTTCCTTTGGCATATGGACCAACTCAAAAATTTCTTGCAAGATTGAATCAATCGGAAAATCTAAGTAAACCAGTTCAAATTACATTACCAAGAATGTCTTTTGAATTTACAGGATTAACTTACGATCCCGGAAGAAAATCAACTACTACACAATATTTTACAGTAAAATCTTCAGAAGATAGCACAGAAACTAAAAAAGCATATTTACCAGTTCCATATAATAT